CCGTCAGACGGCTGATAAGCTCCTTGAAAAGGGGATAACTGCAAACGACCTTATCACTTGTGACAGTGCCGAGCCTAAGTCTGTAGGGGACTACAGAGCTTTCGGACTTTGTGCCCGTCCGGCTGAAAAAGGCCCTGACAGCCGCAGCTATTCATACAAGTGGCTGCAAGGGCTGAAAGAAATAGTTATAGATAATAAACGCTGTCCTGTAGCCGCTGAGGAGTTTCTCAGCAAGGAATATGAGCGTGACAGAGACGGCAATATCATATCAGGCTATCCGGACGGCAACGATCACTGTATCGACGCTGTAAGGTATGCCACAGAGAGAAAATGGAAGAAAAGAGGTCAGTGATGAGCTTATTACAGACATTCCGGGAGTGGTTCGGAAGACGAACTCCCATAAAAGATATACAGACAGCTCTGGACATTCGTCCGGCTATATCACAGGAGCTCATCGACTGCACGGAGCTCTGGTGGTCGTGCTACATAGGAGAGGCTCAGTGGTGCGGAGAACAGCCTGACGGAAGCATCGTCACTTCACTGAGAATCGAGCAGTCAGTGGTCAGAGAGCTTGCGGATATAGTAACAAATGAAATGACTGCCAGCACAGATAACGATCATCTTAACGAGCTGCTTTCACAGGCTCTGTCTGAGCTTCCCTCAGAGCTTCAGAAAGGACTTGCCACCGGAGCAATGGTTATCAAGCCACTCGGAGCAGGCGGTGGAGTTCAGTTCGTACCGCAGAACGAGTTCATCCCTGTGGAATACGACCAGAAAAGAAGGCTCAGGAAAGTTGTATTCCCGGAGGTCAGAAAAATCGGTGAATACTGGTACACGAGGCTTGAATATCACTCCATTGAAGACGGACTCCTGACCATATCGAACACCGCTTACCGCTCAGGACAGAAAGATGTCCTCGGAGCTCAGATAAGCCTCACTGATGTGGATGTATGGAGCAAACTTCCGGAGCAAAAAACATACAATACCGACAGGCCTGTATTCGGCTATTATCGGAATCCTCTTCCGAATACCATAGACAGCTCTCCCGGAGGAGTTTCAGCTTTTGACGCAGCACTCAGTACCATAAGTCTTGCAGACCGGCAGTTCAGCCGAATTGATTACGAATTCGATTCAGCAAGGCGGCGCATCATGGTGGATGAACAGGGCGTGAAGAATGTAAACGGCAGGACTGTTCTCGGCGGTGATGTATTTACACCGGTGGACATTGAGAACCTGTTCAAGGACTTCACTCCGGAAGTTCGTCAGGCTGATTTTATCGCCGGTCTTAATGAGTATAAGCGTGAGATAGAGTTCCAGTGCGGACTCAGCTACGGCGACATAAGTGATCCTCAGAGTGTCGACAAGACTGCAACTGAGATAAAGTCAGCGAAGCAGAGAAAATACAACACTGTCACAGCTATACAGAAGAATCTCCGCACTTGCATCGAGGATTTTCTTTATGCTATTGCTTTCTGGGAGGCTCAGACCACGTCCGGTTATACTCTGACCTGCGACTTCAAGGACAGCATCCTCACTGATGAGGAAACGGAGCGCAGGCAGGATATACAGGACGTCAGCATGGGAGTTATGTCCAAGCTTGAATACCGTATGAAGTGGTATGGCGAAGATGAAAAAGCAGCCAAAAGTAATCTGCCCGCTCCTGCTGAGGTGATACCATAATGTATACCTCGGGTGAGCTTGAACGTGCTTCTATGGCTGTGGACGAGCCCATGAAGGAGCTTGAATCAAGGATAATGACAGACATCGTCCGCCGTATCAGAGAGAACGGTGAGATGACCGCCGCCGCTGACTGGCAGATAAACCGCCTTGTACAGCTCGGCATGGGAATGTCTGAGATAAAGTCAGCGATAGAGGAGGCTCTTGGAAGCGCTGAAAATATTACTGATGATCTCTTTGAGAAAGTCATCGGAGCAGGCTATGTCCGGGATAAGAAGCTCTATGAGGCTGTCGGCAAAGTGCAGATACCCTTTCAGGAAAATGAACCATTACAGCAGCTTATAGGCTCCGTGACGGCTCAGACCAACGAGACTATGCGTAATATCACGCAGTCTCTCGGATTCGCTCAGAGGGGCGCTGACGGGCATATCAGCTTCACACCGATAGCTGACTACTACCAGAAGGCACTGGATAACGCTATGCTTGACATCAGCTCCGGAGCTTTTGACTATAACACAGTGCTGAAACGCACGGTAAAGGATATGACGAACAGCGGTCTGCGTAGCGTTGACTATGCTACCGGCTGGAGCAACCGTGTTGACGTGGCTGCGAGACGTGCTGTTATGACAGGTATGACACAGCTCACCGCAAAGGTCAATGAGGATAACGCAGAAGCACTTGAAACAGACTGGTTTGAGATATCATGGCACAGTGGAGCACGCCCCTCGCACTGGTGGGGCGGAAAGTGGTTCACTAAGGAACAGCTCACGACTATATGCAAGCTCGGTGATGTACAAGGTTTGTGCGGAGCTAACTGTTATCACGACTACAGCCCTGTTATTCCGGGCATATCCGAGCCGACCTACACTGATGAAGAACTAGAAGAGATGAACCGTCAGGAGAAAGAGCCTGTTGAGTACAACGGCAGGAAGTACACCAAGTATGAAGCCCTACAGCGTCAGAGGCGGCTTGAAACGACCATGAGAGCACAGCGGCAGGAGATGAAGCTCCTGAAAGAGGGCGGAGCTGACGAGGACGACCTCATAAACTGCCGTGCAAGGTATCACGGTACGTCACAGGAGTATACGGCATTCTCGAAAGCTATGGGACTTCCTCAGCAGCGTGAGCGTGTCAGTGCAGACGGTCTCGGAAACATCATGCAGGGTAAATATACCGGCGGAAGCGGCAAGCCGTCGCCTGTCAGTGTTCCGCCTGTTGGTGCTAAGGTAACGGATAAAGTCACGGCTGCGGAGCGGAAGGAGCTGCTGTCACGAAATCCGGTCAATGTTCATAATTCATCTGTTGACAATGGCGGCGGAAGTGGTATAATTGAGGTAAAGAAAAATCCTATTGAGGAAAAGGTTGAGCTGCTTTCAGAAAAGGAATATCGTTACGGTACAATGGACGATTTTTCAAGAATGTCCAAAGAGCACAACAAAAACATTTCAAAGGAAGATGTTGCTCAAATCAAAGGACATACAAAGGAAGACGGCTCTCCCGGCGGATATGTTGCAACGCATAATTACTCAAATATCAATTCAAATATGCGAGGAGACGGATTTGCGACTAACCCACTTGATGAAGATGACCTCAAAACAATTGAAGCTATGCGTAACGCTATAAATACAAATACTCTTGATGATGACTATACGCTGGTAAGGTATGTAAATGGTTCTTATCTTTCAAATGTGTTCGGTGTACTGGATAGTGACGGAAGAATACTGCAAGATGGGGATATCATTCACAACATTGGCAATCAAGTGCCCAAAATCGTAACAGAAATGGAATCTAAACTTGGCACTATTATCAACGAAAAAGCCTTTGTTTCAACGAGTGTTGTACAGGATAAAAACATCATGACTGATAAAGCTGCTAGATTTGAACTTAAAGCACCCAAAGGCACAAACGCATATGTTACGAAAAACAAAAAGGAAAGTGAGTGTATCTTAGGCGGAGACGAAAAAGGACTTGATTTTTATATAAACAATATTCGTTATTCTGATTTAACACATCAGATTATAATCGAAGTGTTTGTCGTGTAAAAAAGGAGGTGCAACCATGAACAATGATCTATTGCTAAAGATGTATGTGAACGGTCATATCGAAGAAATGCTTAAAGAGTTTGAGAAGCATTCTCCAAGAGAAATCAAAAAAATAGTTGATGACCATATTATCAAGTGGATAGAAAGCAATAAATCAAACGATAATGGTGAATTTAACGCTTATGATTATTTCAGAGATAGTATGAAAAAACAACAATGGTGGAGATTTAAAGAGTTGTTAAGTAGTGAACGCACCCGTCAATTCATCATAGACAAAGCCAAAGAACAGGGTGATGAAGCCTTAACAGATGAAGACTGGGCTGATTTGCGTGCAACTGATTTTTAATACCGATTAAACCGCTTAACTAAGTTAGGCGGTTTTCTTATACCCATTTGAAGGAGGTGAGACAATGGAAAGTGCAGATAGAATTGAGATAACCTTCAAGAGCGGCGAAACAATCTCCTACGGCAAAGGAGAATGGGACGACTACGCATATGACGGCAAGGCAATAATCGTCAAGCAGAAGGGTGCATGGATAGGCATTTACAACTTTGACCATGTTTTCTGCGTTGAACTCAAAGAACACTAAGCATTTGCCAAGGACATAAATGTCCTTACCAAATAACACCAAAACAGCATTTGCGACCGACACGAATGTCGGCGGCAAGTGCTGTTTTTATGTCCGGAACGACGAGAAACTATCAAGCAAAGCAGAAAGGTACTGCGAAAACAAACTGAAAGCGAGGAATTTATCTATGAAAAGAGAAGACGTAACAAAAGTCTTTGCCGATGCCACTGAGGAACAGATCAACACACTGTTGAATATCAACAGTGCAGATATTGGTCACGCAAAGCAGAAGATAGAGGCAGAGCGTGACAGCTACAAGTCCCAGCTCGACACCGCAAAGGAAACGCTGAAAGGCTTTGAGGGTGTTGACGTTGCACAGCTTCAGAGCGAGATCACCAAGCTTAACTCTGACCTTGCCGCAAAGGACGCTGACTATCAGAAAAAGATAGCTGATATGGAGTTCAGCTCCGTACTGGACAGTGCTATCAATGGCAGCAAGGCTAAGAACAGCAAGGCTGTAAAGGCTCTGCTCGACATCGACAAGCTGAAAGCCTCTAAGAATCAGGGGGAGGACATTAAAACCGCCCTCGAAGAACTCAGAAAGTCGGACAGTTATCTTTTCGGCTCGGACGAACCTGTTCTGAACCCGATCGGAGACACTTCCGGCGATGCAAACAAGGGAGTTTCTCCTCTCGCAGCAATGCGTGAAGCTATGGGACTTCCGCCCGAAACAAAGTAAGAAAGAAGGTATATTATGCCAAACAGTATCGCACTTTTTAAGCAGTATGTAACGCTCCT